GGTCTTGGCGGCAGAGGCGACGACGCCGAGATCCTGGATCAGCGTCCCGTTGGCCCCGCTCGCGGTGAGCGTATCCGCGGTCGTCGCGCCATCGGGTGCGGCCACCGCATCTGCGGCGACCGCCACGCCACCCCCGCCGCTCACCCACGCCGCGTGGCTGAAATCCTCGGAGCGCAAGCACCGATTCGTCCTCGCCCCCTCGCTGAAATACCCCAGCAGGGTGGAGGCGCTGATCGCGGAGCCAGCGGCCTCCGTCACCACGTTGGAGGCCACGCTGTTGCCGTTCGTGGTGTCGAAGTACTTCACCCCGTCAACGCCCGCGCCGTGGTAGGGGGAGGAGAGGACGCCACGTGACACGTAGTCCGCCGGAGCCTGGTTCGACTGGCCGGTGACGTTCTCTAGCTGCTCCCCATAGACGTACACGTCAGCCGCGGCCCCGAGTGCGTTCGTGTCGATGCCGCTGATGTTGTTGATGGTCGCTGTATCTGTGAATGAGAACCTCTGCCACGTCGGGGTGACAGTTAGCGTGCTTGATCTCGGGCCAAACACCATCTTGACGGACTGATTGCTTCCGGTGGCCGACTTCATCCAGATGCTGTGGGTGACGGTTTCGCCTCCAACCCAAGTGGTCGTGGTTCCCTGCGCGTACTTATTAGCAGGAATGTAGAGCCTCGTCGCACCGGTCCCACCAAACGGGTCGGCTTGCCCCGTCGTCACGATCACCGTGCCGTCTGTGGTCCAGGGGTAGCTCCCCTCAGATACGTTGCGGTGGTTATACACCCTCCTCGCCCCGTAGAACCTCGCCTCGCCGCTGATGCACCTGCGGACGATCCCCTCGTGGTCCGTCACCGTGGCGATGGTGGCGCGGGAGTAGGTGGGCGAGCCGGTGCCGCGGGCCAGCACCAGAGTGGTGCGGAGGGGGGCGAAGAAGCCGGGCTCCGGCGTCCCGCCTCCGAAGTTGTTCATCAGGAGGGAGCGTCTCTGGACCTGGCGAAACCCTCGACGCTTGGCCGCGATGCCCATGAGCCTTGAAGCCTCCGGGTTAGTCCGGCCTCTTGAGAAGCACCAGGGTGATGTCGTAGGTGCCGTTCGCCGCCGCCCCCTGGGTCGTCAGCAGGATGTCGCCCGTCCCTCCCGCGCTCCTGGGATCGGCGTTCACGACGCCGTCCTTGAAGCCGGGGGACTGGGGGCACTCGTAGCCGGAGCCGCACAGGAGCATCGCCACGTCGTCCGTCCCGTGGTCCCACAGCAGGCGCACGGAGGCCATGCCCTGGATCGCCCAGCGGCAGGACTCGATCTCCACGCTCGCCGGCTCCGCGCCGTCGCTGGCGTAGTACGCCGCCGAGGCCGTGGACTTGTCCCACTTCACCACGGCGCTCTCGCCCGTGCCGTCGCTGATGTTCGTGAGGCGCAGGACGACGCGGTAGGCGTCCGAGTACAGGATCTTCGTCGTGACGGAGTCGGCCATGTTGTCTCCTCGAGTCGGCTACTCGCCGACGTCCTTGTCGCTGGCCCTCTTGGGACCGCGCTTTCCACCCGCCTCGACCGGATCCTGCACCGAACGCTCGGCGTCCCGGATCTCCTTCTGGCTGGCGGCCTCGATCTCCTCGATGGTCTCGAGGGTGCGGAGAGGGCGACCGCTGACCCTGGCGATCTCCTTCTTGTCCCCGGCCTCGTAGAACTTCTGCGCGAGCTTCCTGGCCTTGGCCTTCGCGGCCTCGGACGCCTTCATCTCGGCCAGCCGCTTGTCGGCGTCGGCCTTGATGGCGACGGGATCGGGATCCCAGCCGATCGCCTCCATCCAGCGGAAGCTGAAGTCGGCCAGCCGCTTGATCGTGAAGACGTCGCGTCCACCCTTGCCCCTGGGGTCGCTGTCGGGGAAACGCCGGATGTCGCCGTAGACCCCCATCTCGATGGCCCGGACCTTGAAGTTCGCCATGTCGCCTCCGTGAGTGGGCATCCAGGTGGGTGGGGCACCAACCCCACCCACCCGTCGGATGCCGGATCAGTTAGCCCGTGATCTCGTAGTTCTTCGCGTAGGCCGTGTACTTCTGCGGATTGTCCGTGATGAACGCCGTCACGTTGCCCGCGGTCAGGTTGCCGTTCGCCGGCGTGTACTTCAGCCGGGCGTAGCGCAGGTTCATGTAGTCGATCGGGATCTTCGCGATGAAGGTGTCCCCGATCGCCGCCAGCGCCGGGATGGTGAACAGCGTCACCGTGCTGTCGGGCGTGAACGTGTCCGTCGAGTCGCCCTCGAGGGCGACCGCGATGGTGCTGTCGTTGCCGGCGTCCGTGAAGGCCGTGGTCACGACGACGACGATGAACAGGTCCTTGCCCACGCCGACGTTGCGGGCCTCGGACAGGTCGAGGGTGTTGGTCGAGCCGCTCGCCGCGCCCGAGATGTCCTGGGCGTTGGAGAAGCGGAGGTAGGCGTCCACGATCATGGTCTTGTCTCCGTACTTGTGTTTCTTTCTGATCCCTGGGTCACATGACCTAGGAGATCACCGACTCGTTCTCCACCAGGGCGTCGCAGACGTGGATCGGGATGCCGCGGAAGCTCGCCTTCCGCTGGCCGTCCACGTTCTCGAACGTCAGCCCGCCGCCCGCCGCCACCGCGTCCGTCACCTGGACGTCCAGCATCTGGAAGGTCGTCCGGTTCATGTAGAACACCGGGCGGCACGCGCTCAGGTTGTAGATGCGGTGCGTCATCTGCGCCATCTTCTGGAGCAGGTCCGCGGGGCTGGAGTTCGCCACGAGCGTCGAGATGTCGATGTTCGCGAGGCGCGAGATGTAGCGCCAGTCGCGCACCGCGATGCCGCAGTTCATCGAGTACTTCGTGCGGTAGACGCGGTCGAGCGAGCCCGACACGCCGCCGGCGACCTCGGTCGTCTCGACGGGGAACGCCTGCATCTTCAGCCCCGCCGAGAAGCCCTTGGCGTAGATGCCGTGGACGGTGTCCTCGCCCCACCCGATCAGGTAGACCGAGGAGTTGTCGGACTGGGCGCCGCCGGCCAGCAGGATCTGGTCGCCGTTGGCCGCGGAGGTGGAGTTGAACCGGGCGCCGATGCCGACGATCTCCTCGGGGGCCGCCGCCGTGCCGTAGAAGAACGTGCTGGCGAACTCGATGCCCATCGCGTCGATGTGGGGCTTGGACTCGCTCATCAGGAGCGCCGCGGCGTCGGTCGAGAGCTTGACGAGGTCCTCGGAGGTCTCGCTCCACGCCTCGAGCATCGCGCACGCCTCGGTGATCTGCGCGGTGCGGGACTTCGACGGGGTCGTGCCGCCGTTGACCAGCTTCCAGGTCGGGGTCGGCAGGCCGGTGCGGACGGTCGTGACGTGGCCGGTGCCGTTGTTCGCCTCCACCCAGGGGATGTCGAGCAGGAGGTCGTTGACCTGGGTCAGCATCTCCACGATCTGAGCCAGGACGCCGGAGGAATCCTGGCGCTTCGCCAGGTCCAGCAGGTTGAGCTTGTTCGCCGTCAGGGTCGCCATGTGTTGCCTTTCCGTTGTTGGTCCGCGGTGGCTTCATGGCGACGTGGCCCGGACGGGCGAGGTCGCGCTGCGTGCGCAGGACGATGTTACAGTTACTCGATCTTCACCCCGTGAGACTCGACCCACTTCTCCCACGCCCGGATGATCCCCTTGCAACAGCGGATCAGCGACAGGTGCAGGATCTTCGTGGCCTCGCTCACGGCTTCATGGACTCCTTGAGGATCTCCCCGTAGATCGCGTCAGCCGCTCTCAGCGGACCACCCGCCGGAGCGCCGCCGCCGGGGACCTTGTCTTCGCGGGCCGCACGGGCCAGCCGCGCCAGGAACCGGAAGAGGTCGGGGTTGTCCCCCGTGCCCGTCGTCTCGAGGACCTCGATCAGCTTCGGGGGAGCGTACTTCTCGAGGAGCCGCTTCACGCCCTCGAGGCTCTCCTTGAAGCGTTCGCCCCCGAACTCCTTGTCGGCCTGGGCCTCTTCCCTCCACGCCTTCCTCGTGCCATCCCACGCCGTCGTCAGCGACTCGCGCTCGAGGGCGATGACCCTGGCATCCCGCTCGACGAGGGCCTGCGCTTCCTGGGCGGTGAGTCCTCGCTCCTTGGCTTCGGAGGCGATCCTCTCCAGGTGCGCCGCGCTCATCGTGCTCTGCTCGGGAGCCTTGAGGTCGTACTTCTCGGGCACGACCTTCGCGGGCTCCGCGGGCTGGGCCGCCGCGGTCTTCGTCTCCCCGGGCTTGGTCTGCCCCTCGGCCTTGGAGGCCGAAGAGTCCCCTGCCTCGGGCTTGGGATCCGTCTTGACGGCCTCGACGGCCTTGGTCTCGGCGACCTTGGCCGGAGGCGCCGCCGTGAGAAGGGTGTCGCCCTTCTCGGCGGGGGTGGCGGAAGCTGCCGCCTCGGGGGCGGGCGCCGCGGCCTTACTCATCCTCGTCCTCCTTGCGCTTGGGCGGATCGACCGCCGGGGCGGGGTTGTTCTCGGAGATCATCTCGGACCACGCCTTGGGGGCGGCCTGGATGACCTCGGCCTGGATCGCGAGGCCCACGTTGCGGGCGCCCTCGTTGAATGCCGTCCAGTTGGGATTGTCGGGGTTGAACGAGAGCTTGTTCATCCGGCACATGGACAGGATCTTGAAAACGAAGCGCCGGCCTTCCTTGGTGGACATGACGACGCGGACGTCGTTCCAGTCCCGCTGTTGGGACCGCCGCTCCTTGCGGCCTGCCTCGGCCACTTGGGCGGGATCCGCCGCGTTCTTCACCAGCGCGTCCACCATGCCTCCAGAGAAGTATCGACCTGACGGACCTGTCAAGCCTAGATGTCGCCCAGGTTGATCCAGGTCAGGGTGATCTCTCCGCTGACGAGGATCTCCGTGGTCGCGTCGTCGTCCACGTCGGCGGCGTCGATCAGCGCGTTGACGTAGACGTCCTTCGCCGTGCCCGTGCCGTCGAAGTGCGCCGTGGGCTCGCTCGCGCAGGTCACGGAGGCATCGACGTAGTCCGTGAAGGCGAGGGGGGAGCCCGTCGCGTAGTCGTCGTCCGTGGCGTCCGTTCCGAAGGCGTCGGCGTTCGCCATGCCGACGGAGCCGATGCCGATGTCGCCCTCGGGGGTGCCGTCCGTGAAGTCGCCCTCCTTGGCCGTGGCGATCCTCGCGGACAGGTCGGCCATGCACCCCAGGAACAGGATGCGCCCGGCGGGGAAGTCGTAGACCTTCGTGCCGCCCACGCCTCGACCGTTGCCCACGCTCACGATCGGGACCGCGAGGTCCGTCAGCTTGATGATGGTCTGGTGGACGACCTTGCTCGTCACCTCGCGCACCGTGACGCCGGAGCCCGCGACCTCGCCGGCCACGACGGGCGCCGCCCCCTCGGGCGCGAGGATGTAGTCCACCGTCTCGCTTCCGGGGTTGTTGTCGAGGCCCAGCACGCGGAGACGGAGGTACTCCGGCTTGTCCGTGAGGTTCTTGTACGTCGCCCACTCCCCGCTGTCGGTGTCGAGCAGGGTGGCGATGGTCGCCCACTTCGCCCTCTTCATGTCCGAACGCTCCACCAGCACGGAGCCCGTGAGGAGCGCGGTGATGACCTGGAAGGACGCCGTCTCCCCCGGCTGGAGGAACAGGAGCGCCGAGGTCGTGTGGGGGGCGTTGAACGTGCCGCTGACTGTCGCCATGTCGAGATCCTCCTGCTACGGGGCTGGGGCGATCTGCCCCGCCTGGTTCATGTCGATCATCCGGGTGAGCGCGGTGTCGCCCTCGAGGCTGGCACCGCTGAGATCCTTGGCCGCGCCGGCGAGGCCCGCCACGGCCTCCATGCGCTGCTGGGCCGCGGCCTGCTGGGCCCGCGCCGCCCGCCTCGCCTCGGCCTCGTCGTCGCTACGGATCGTCTTCTTGGGCGCCCCGACGATGTTGGCGTACTCGTCGATGGCCTCGTCCGTGTTGAGCTTGTCGATGACGCTGGGGTCCTGGGTGATCTGCGCGAGACTGCCGACGTAGGACGTCAGCCTCTCGAGGCCGGCGAGGCCGGTCAACTGGGCCGCCTGCGCCATCACCGAGGTGTACTCGATCTTCAGGTCCACCCCCTGTAGCCGCTTAGGGGGCGGTGGGACCCGTCCCTGCTTCAGCATCAGGGCGTAGACGATGCGGATCAGCGGGTCGAGCATCTCCTGGTTGAGGCGCTCGAGGGTTGGGCCGATCTGTGACATCTTCTCCTCGTGGACCTCGTCCACCTCGCGGGCGGTCATGTCTCGCCGGTCGGTGTTGAGGAGCGTGGCGAATAGCTGGCGGTAGAACGCCTCGTCCACGCGGTCCTTGAGTTCCGCGATGAGGTCCTTGATCTCGAGGATCCTGGGATCCACGAGGTGCAGGGGGCGGATGCCGGCGGTCTCCGACGCCGAGTCGAAGTAGGTGATGTCGCCCGGGAGCTGGGTGACACGGACGCTCTTCGCCGAGGACGGGGCTTGCAGCGAGGGGTCCACCAGCTTCGTCACGCCCTTCGCCCGCATCTTCGTCGCGTGCTGGAGCTCCTTGACGTCGGAGAGGGCGGTCATGCCGGGGCAGTCGGTCGGGTAGACGTCCTCGCCCGTGACGTCCCAGCGGCCCACGAGGACGGGGAAGTAGTCGTACCCGGACTCCCTCAGGTACTTCGACCTGTCGGAGTCCGTGAGGGAGGCCCCTCGAGTCGCGTCCCCCGTCTCGAAGTAACACGACGAGTACCGCTTGTACTTCGCCTCCAAGGCGTGCTCGTCGTACTCCGGGTTTGGGTGGATGACATGGGTCACGTCCACCCATTCCTCGAGGTTGCCTCGCCGGGCGCACTCCACGACTCGCCCGCTGAACTTCGAGACGTCCAGTTCGTCGCCCTCGTTGAACTCCTCGAGCACCTGGCGCACCGTCATGCGGAAGTCCCGCTTGAAGACGTCCACCTGCCCGAGGCGGTTGCAGGACGCCGCGTAACTTCCGATCGGGAAGACCCGAGTGTGGAAGACGCGGTCGAGATCCTCCTCGACGAAGATGGGCGAGATGCCGAAGCCTCCCAGGTCTCGGTAGAACTCGAGGAAGCTCTGGTAGAGGTTCGTCCTCGCCATGACGTAGCGCATCCCGCGAGTGAGATCCTCGAGCCAGTACTGCGTCTCCTTGTCCTCGTCGTAGTAGGAGCCTTCGACGCCGAGGCGGAACCACGGGCGGGCCGGGTTCGTCATCCCGCTCTGCATCCCCGCCGCGAAGACGCGCAGGGCGAGCGTTCCCGCGCTGTTCTGGATCTTCGAGTTCCGGCGGTCCCCCTTGTTGACGTCCGTGGTAACCCATCTGGAGCGGCGGGGGAGCAGGAAGTCGCTCAGTTCGCGCCAATGCGGGATGAAGCTCTCGCGCTCCTGATTCAGGGACGCGCACATGATGTCGAGCATCTCGCGCTTCGAGGCGTATCCGCCGACCTTCACTTCTTGCCTCGCTTGCCCTTAGGCGGCTCCTCGTAGTGCCTGAAGATGGCCTCGACCCTGGCGCTGCGGTAGGTGTCCTTGCAGTTCAGGCAGTGGCAGTAGCCGATGTTGATCCTCACCATGCCGACATGGCATTGTGGGCACACGCCCTCGGTGAAGTAGCGGTCCTCGTAGGAGCCCGGCCGAGGTGCCTCGAGATAGCGCATGGTCTCGGCCATCATTCCCCCAGCAGGGTCTTGCGACCATCGGGCGCGGAAGGGCCGGTCAGCATCGTGGGCGTGCGCCCGGTCCCCGTGGCCGAGGCATTCGAGGCGAGGAGGCGCTGACGTTTGCGGGCGGCCTCTTGGGCCTTGGCGTCGTCGAGCTTCTTCTCCTGGGCCGCCATGGCCGCACGATCCGCCGCGGAAGCCCGCTCGGCCTTGCGGGCGGCGCTGTCCGCAGCCCGCTCGGCGGCCTTGCCCTGCTGGTGCCCCTCGACCGCCGCCGCCGTTCCCGTCACCGCCGTTACGATGGCCGCCGCCGCGACGATGTCGTGGTTGCACCGGAGCCAAGGGGCTCCGAGGTCTGGACGCCCGATCACAGCTTCCTCCAGTACGACTCCCCCGCCTTCTCGTAGCCGTAACTCACGAGCAGTGGCG